TCAAGCTCCATCCCACCCATTTTTATTCTTACTTCTTCTGGGTCTTCAATCTCAATCTCAATGTCCGGTTCTGCTTCTAAAGCAGCTAAGCCCATCGGCGCTTCATATAAACTTTTTTCAATGCTCATCATCTATCCTTAATAGTACGCAGCTTTTCTGCGGTGTTTGTATAAGTAATCGTCGTCTTTCTCATCCGAGTCAAGACTAATAAATCCGCCCTGGCGATAGCGTAACAGCGCTTGGGTGCACGTGTCCACAAAGTCGTCGTGTTCGCCGACCGGAAACGAAGCAACCTCTTCTATTACATCGCGTGCCCAACGTGTGTCTGGTGCCCACACTTTACCACTTGTGAACAGGTCTGCAACAGCATTTAGACGCACCATTTTGTCGTTACCTCGACTGGGTGAAAACTCCTGCACGGGTATACCCATTGACCGGAACTCTTGAATTAACGGGCCGCCCGCTGCTTTTTTCTCCACGATAAACGCGTCTGGCTTCCACTCTTTGTAGTGCTTGAGTGCCGCCTGCTTTAGGTCCGGGAAAGCCAGTCTGTCTTTAAATGCGTCTAGGAGTATGAGGTTGGCGTTGCCGTTGTCCTCATCGTTGTACCAAACGCCCCAAGTTGTGCAAGCACTGTAGTCACTTGTGTTCTTTGTTTCGTGCGCCGTATCCCATGACTGAATGATGTAGTCGCAAGGCGGTGGGTCGTCGTGTTCCCATATCCGCCAGTCTTTTCTGCTAATAACCGCTGACATATCTGATGTCGGCTTCTGCATGTATTGTGCGTTCCAGTACCGCGGGTCGATGGACGCCTTTGTGTTCTTTAGGGCTTCTAGGCTCCACTGCGCTGGCCAGAGCGATTTTTCGTTTTCTGTGCCCTCGTCCATAATCGCCGGTAACTCAACCAACTCCCACGGAATTGTGTCTGGGTTGCGTATCTGGTAGTCCAGCAAACGCCCTGTCAAATCCAACAATGACCACCTAGTCATAATCACGATGATGGCACCGCCTGGCATGAGACGTTGTAGTGGGCCGGTCTGAAACCAGCTCCACGCATTATCAAACCCTAGCCGGCTGTTAGCCTTCATATCTTGTTCAGAATGTGGGTCGTCAATAACGAATAAATCAGCGCCACGACCAGCCAAGGCCCCGCCAACACCAGCAGCATAATACTGACCGCCAGCCCCAGTGGACCATTTACCAGCAGCTTTCTGGTCATCAGCCACCACCGTCTCAGGGAAAATCTCTTTGTATTCTTCACTATCAATCAAGTTCCTCACTCTACGACCAAAGTCTTCAGACAGAGACGCCGTGTGCGTACCCATGATGATTTTCTTTTCGGGGTAGTTGCCCAAGAAGTACGCTGGGAACAGGTAAGAACTGAACTCAGACTTACCCATACGCGGTGCTATGTTGATAATTACGCGCTTTTTCTTGCCGTCTACAACATCTTGGAAGATTTTGGCTAGTTTTTTATGATGTGGCCCTACTTTGAACCCCGGGTATATGGCTTTTGCAAACTCTATCGGGTCACTTTTAGCCTTTTTAAGCTGATGACGTGCCTCTTTCTTCTCCAAATTCTCTAAAAACGTCAGTTTCTCAAGTTTAGTCATGTGCGGCAGGGCTCTCTGCGCCGCCATGGCTTCTTCTGGGGTTAGACATTCGTAGTTTTGCATCAGATTTTTTTCGGGAACTTTGTTTTTAACGTCGCCGCGTTTGTTTTGGCGTCGTAGTTGTATGCGGTGGTAGGGTGGCCTGACCTTTTAGACGCTCTGTCCTTGGCTCTGTCGCCTGGGCTCATCTCGTTTCTAATTTTTCCGCCTTCGGTTAATTTTATTGAGTCTTTTTCCATTGAGCCGTAGCGGCGCAAGGCAGCAATCGCTGCCGCCTCTGGGTCTTTCACACCAGGACTGTTCTCTTTAATCTGCTGTGTCAGTCTTTTCAGAATCGTCGGCATTTCCGCCATCTTCTATCTCCTTAACTTCAGTTGCCACAACATCTACTGCACCCATGTACTTACCTAATTTTTCCTTGATTCTCTTATCAAGCTCTTCGTCCGTTACATCTTCACTCTTTACAGAAACTCTGTCTGTAAACAATGCAACTTCGGTAACTTTACCTAGCATCTCAAGTGCTTTTAGCCTGATACGGGCGTCGGGGTGTTGTATTTCTTTAACAATATGGCTGACTGCCATACTTCTGAGTTCTTCTGCTTGCTCAACAAACTGCCACTGATATGCCGTGACCATACCGATGGCACTTTTTATTTCATCTGGTAGGTCTAGCTCTAGCAGTTTGCGTTTTGCGGAGGAGTCGTTGGCAACGAGAGAGTTAAAGGTGTCCACCACCTTCTCTTGCCTAGCTTCATTTAAAATATCTTCATCGTCGTCTTGGAAAGCCGCGAGCCACTGACTGGTTTTGTATTGCGCATTTAAGGTTTGCGCTGGAGTTAAATCTTCAAGGGGGTCAAAGCCTGCGTCGCCTGGCATCATGTCAGGTACGTAATCTGCTTCTGCTGCGGATACTAGGTGGTCTAGCACTGTCTAAAAATCCCCTTTGGTTGCGTGTGGTCGTCACGAGTACACTTAGTGTACTCGCTTTTTAATTTTTAGTGTATACTTTTTTTACCGCAGTCGTTTCCTCCTTTCGTTTGGACTGCGGTTCCTTAGTGAGAGTGTTTAGCCCCCGGTACCCCCGGGGGTTTTTTTATATGGCGTTGTCTAAAGTTTGACATGACCCTGTGAAATTTTTATAGTAATGATGGGGGGTCTGAATTTACAAGATTTGACAAAAAATTACAAAATGGCTGAGGAACAGTGTTGCTGTGGTCATGCCGTCGTGTAGCACAAAACGGTTGGTAGGGAGTGGGTGGGGTTTTGCCCTTGCCATATAGAGTTCTCCACAACGGGTTGTGGTATAATAGAGTTATCGGTTGAGCAAATTCAATCGTGTGTTGCCGAGCCACCTTGCTCGGCTTTTTTATTGGAGTTAATCAAATGAACACAGTTCATAAAGCCGTTGTGCAGAATTACTGCACTAAGTTAGAAGCTCACATCAAATCAGGTGTTGAGTTACGCAAGGCACTACAACAGCTTGTGCCTATCTTCAACAAAGCAACTGTTGAGCAACAGCTTGCAATACGCACAGAGGTAGTCAAGCTCATTGGCAAGCTCAAGGGTGTTACGCCTAAGCTCATGGAGAAGGGTGCTTACAAAGGCTCATTAGGCTTTGACGCTCACGGCACAGAGATAGAGAACCAAGCCCGTGTCATGGTTCAAACCTATCTACCTAGCAAGCCTAAGAAAGCTAAGAGTTCTACGCAACAGGTTGCCAAACAGGTAGATGCCGTTGAAGCCCTACTCGCTACGCTATACAAGTTGAGCAAGACAGAGCAACAACGATTCCGCAAGTTGTATATGAATGACACACGCAAGTAATGTGCAGTTTTTCTGCACAACCAATTTGACAGAACTCGTGGAGTTGTGCGAGAGAGTGAGGCTTCTCTGCGGTTCTGTTATCTGTCTAATCTAAAAGGAGTATCAAATGAAAAGAGTATCTAAACCTGTTGCAGAGTTATTACTGCCAGCAATCCATCTAACACCAACCGAAGTAGCTCATATGCTTGTAGCCCTACACGACTACGAGTGCGATTGTGATGAGAAGGAACAACTAATCTCAAATCTAAGCTACCAATTAGCTATGTCACACATCTACAAAATGTAAGGAGTATCACTATGCAATACATTCCACAAGAACCCAAAGCCTTTGGCGTATGGGTAAACACCGCACCAAAAGAACAGGTCATGCCATACCTCAAGCGTGCATTGGCAAATGCCATGTCCATAGGCAATCACCACGCTGTATCTCAAATCCAAGCAGTAATCAACCAAGTAGAAAAGGAGTAATCATGCTAGACCAAAAGTATTGCTACCTGTTGTCACAGGTGAAAACCAAACCCTATGTTGAACCACAACCTGTTGTGCAGATTGTCTGCACAAAACCCAAAGATGATGAGCCTGTCAGTATGTCTGATGTGCTTGATTCTTTTACCCTTGAGTGCTACCTCACTCACAAATCTAACTAACCCACGAAAGGAAATACCATGCAAGCTAACATTCAAACCTATCAAGGCGGTGGCTATGTGTTCATTGATGCCACTACAAAGAAGCCAATCAACAAGGACTTTCGCAAGGACTACAAGTCCGCTTTCAAGTATTGGGTCAAGCACTTCAAGAAGAACCCAAGCGTAGCCATGAAGCCTGTATCAGATGTGCAGTTCTTCTTTATGCAGTATGACCTTTAACTTTGTGCAGGGGTTCTGCACAACCTGTTGCTGTAGACCCCTCATTTTTACCCCTTTGGACATTAGTCCACCTTTTATAGGCACATGGACGCTAAGTGGACGCCCGCAAAGTCAAGTAATAATTGAGTCCGTCCAAGTCCGAACCTACCTATATATATAAATATATACTTATCTACTACATAATAATAAGTAAAATAAAGTGGACAGTCTTTTACCTTGAGAATATTTTATGGTTTGATAATTCTCTAAAAAAAGTGGGTAGTTGGCATCCATGTGCCACAAACCCTGTTACTATATAGGTAAAGAGCAGTCCCACTACTGCGTCCAAGCGACTATAAAAGGTGGACGTAGCTGGACGTAATTGGACGTAAACGAGAGGAAACCATGACAAACAAGCAAAAGATTGTGCAGAAAGTCTGCACAATGTGTGAAGAAAATAAACCAATCGCACAATTCAAACGCCTACTTACACTCAGACAATCTGCGTTTTATTTGAAGCGACCTACTCGCACTCGTCTTACGGTCATCTCCACTCGGTGCAAAGATTGTTGGCACAGAACCAAACGCAAGACGCCACTAACCCTAAAAGAAATTCAACGCAAGAAACTGAGCGGTGATTTGCACACAGTAACGGCAGACCTAATGACAAAAGAACTTAGGCGTGCGATACCTGAAAGACGAGCAAGAGTCATGAAAGAGTATTGGCAAAAGAAAAAGCAAGAGCCACTCAAACAACTCAAAAAGAACCTGCAAACCCAAATCAACGCCTACTGCAACAGGTTCAACGCATACCGAGCAAACATAGCTACCATATCAAAAACAAAAACCCCCACGCCTGCACAACACGCTATGCTACGACAGCATAGCGAGAACTATGCACAGGCAAAACGAATAAGAGATGAGCTAATCAAACAACTACAAGAGGGCAAAGACATTGACCCCCAAATACTAATTGCAACACTACTTAAACCAACCGAAAGGAGCAACACATGATGGACTTTAGAGATGAGCTTGAAGAGTTCTTTGATAAGTATGGCTGGGTTTTACTGACCTTCGCTACGCTTTATATCGCAGGTCATGTTATTTATTATTTTGTAAGGAGGTTTTTTTATGTTTAATTGGAGGGAATGGTCAGGGCGTAATGCCGAGCTTGCATGGCTACGCCAAGAGAAGAAACGAAAAGAGTTGTGCAGAAATCCTGCACAAAACAACACACACTTACCTACAACAAGTAGCACAAGCTATTTGACAACAGGCAACATCAACGGCATCAACCACAGGAGGACATATGCCACTTAACTTGATACAACCACAAACCCCAAGCACCCCGCTATCACGCTTGGCTTCTGTATACAACGAGTATGCCAAGCTTCACATGGACAACCCAAACTATTGGACTCGCCCTGAGATTCTTGCACATTGCAAAGATGCTATCAAACGCAACCTCAACCCCCACCATGGTGGGTATTACCCCTTTGCTACATTACGCCAACCCACATGGTATAAGCCTGAGATGCGTGCACACCGCAAGCTATTCGGTAAAGAGCTAAGCGAAGCATTCAAAGACCAAGATGAGCATGAAGCCCTTGAGGTTCTTAGCAGTAGGTCTGAATATGCTCGGCGTATACGAGAGTGTGCCAATACAAACTTTGCCGACCTCATCAGGGACAAGTGCAACACTCGGAGCATCTACACCTGCACCGACTGCGACCACATTGACCACGAAGATGATGGCTCATGGGTGTATGACGGCGACTATTGGGTGTGCGAGTCTTGTTGCAATGACAACTACACCTACTCAGATAGTCGTGGCACAACCATATCCAACGATGACTACGAGGAAGACCAAGAGAACGAGGAAGATGAAGACCGCATCATTGGTGAATACCACGATAGCAAGGGTGTGCTTGGTCACATACCCTCAAAGTATGACGCATACAAGTCACCTGACGACCCCAAACGCCCGATACTTCTCGGCTTAGAGCTAGAGGTTGAGGTAAACGAGGACTACAGTTGTGATGATAAGGCAGAAGAACTGTATGACGCTATCAAGTATGTCACCGACAGCAAGGGCAACACGCATCAGTATTGCTTTGCCGAGAGAGATGGCTCGCTGAACCATGGCTTTGAGATGGTCACAGGCTACACAGGGCTAGACATACATCAGAAACAACTACAGTTCTTCAAAGCACCATGGCGTAATG